AGAATCTGGCACCGAACCTGGAGCTCAGGGGTAGACCTACGGTTACAACCAGACCACCGGATGGTGCTAGCGATAATGCCGGCATCGGTTCTCTGATTCCTGACTGCCAGTGGGTACTGGATCGAATCAAAGATGCGATGGCAAACATCTCGTCTTCTGGTACGACGAGCACAACGACGGAAGCACCTACCATCTCGGAATCCGATGTGACTTCTACCTGGGAGAATCCTGGAACGGGCGATATCACGTCTGAAGAAGGGGAGCTTTCTGAATCTGATGTAAGCAGCGCTTGGAGCAATCCGAATGAAATCAGTGGAGCAGATTCTGGTGAGATTAGTGCGGATACGGTTGCGCTACTGTGGGATAATCCCGATACCACAGAAGTCGAGGACGATGATACGGTCATTGTTTCTGGCAGCGGTACCTCTACCGCCAGCGGTTCGTCCGATACATCCATTGTGACCACAGAACGAATTGCTGCACAGGCAGTGAATGGCGAGAAGTTGTTCACGACCATGGTCCCCGACACCGTACTGGCTGTGACCGAAATCGCTGGTGTTCCCCATTACACCAAGATCAGTGCTGGGATGGTGGAAGACCACATCGTGGATGCATCTAAGTTCATCGTCTCCGATTCGAACTACACGATCTTCGCGACTGCCAAGACGGAAGATGGCGCTGCATGGCAGCAGCTTACTCGTGACTTCCTGCCGAGGGCAATCGTTGGTACGGATCAGATCGAGGATCAGTCCATCACCGGTGATAAGTTCGCGACCCATTCGATTCCGTTCTCGATCATTGATCCCGACACATTTGACGTTTCCAACGTACTGCGTGAGGCTGTGATTCGTGAGAGCCATATCCAGGATGGTAGCATCACCACATCTAAGATCGCGGATCAGTCAATTACGGATGATAAGATCGCAGACCGTACCATCACCGGTAGCAAGATCAGAGAAGGTACTATTCTGCCTGCATACACTACGGTGGCTGCGCATACGGACTATGAGAAGCGTTCGATCCGGAATACGATCCTGTCTCCGAATGCACCGAAGAACAGTCGTAACGGGGATATCTGGTTCCGATACTATTAAAGGGAGGAGTGATTAATCAATGCTACTGGAATTTATTGACGGCAAACAGCTGACGGTCAATGAAATCTTCGGTGGGCCTAAGCTGGTGAATGGCGTCATGCGTGATACATTGCGGATTGAGATTTCTCCCGATACGGCAAGCATGGAAGATCTCAAAGCGATGTTCAAGGATCAGCAGAAGTGCCGCACATTGTACAGCATCAGGGACGATGAAGACGAAGATGGTAACCCGATCCAGGTTCGTAATACTATTGGTGAAGGATACACGATTTTCGTTTCTATCTCTGATGAAGAGCGGATCATCAAGTGTGCGCCTGGTATTCTGGTACCCGATACCATTGAAGAGGTGTACATTGCGACCATCTCTCAGATGACGTATAACGAATATGTCGAAACATTCGGCACCCCTCCTCAGAGTTAGGAGGGGTGACCGATGCCAGCAACACTGCAAAAAATAAACGGCGTATGGCGTAATACTTTTTCCACGATGGTTACGGTGGACGGAGTTTGCAGAGAATCTGATGCACTACAACGGGTAGACGGAGTCTGGCGACAAGTTCATGAGCATGCTCCCATCGACGTGGATACACTGATCGGCTTCCATGTTGTGTACACATATGATCCAACGATGAAATCGGAGCAATTTCCGTTCTTGAAATCCACAAAGAATCTTCCAGTGACGATGAACCTCACGGGAGATAATGCGGGATCGATGGATACTACAACGAAAGGCGTGGTATACCATTATGAACGTGAGATGCCGTACAACGAAGGAGTATGTGTGTACCGGGGCACCCTCTATGCTGAGTTCCCGGGCGATTTGTTGATTCCGATTAACCCGTACCGGTTTGGAATGGAACCTTGGAGTACATTCCAATTTGCCGATCTCCAAATCCAGGTAGATGGTTACGAAGGATATGAATCCGACGGGTACTATACATCTGGATGGAACTCGATATTCCACAAGGAGCAATTCTTAGATCCTTCTAAGTTCCCGGATAAAGAATCTCATAAAAATCGTAATGTGCTGAACACATATGATATCCTCCCTGTGGAAAGTAGAGATGACGATTTTAGTCCGGAAATTTTGATTGGAATTTCTAGGAATATCACAACCACCGACGACAATATGGCTGGCTCTTTTGGTACACTAGATCATACCTATAAAGCTATCTATGTCAACGGTGTCGCAAAGCCTTTCGTCGTTGAAATTTTTCACTAACGTCATTGGATGGGAGGTTCATTCCTCCCATCCAATGTTTATATATTATGCCAATGAATTCAATGACAGAAAAGGAGCATGGAGAAATGGAACAAAAGCCGATCATGGTTGTGGTTGACTTCAACAATATGGTCTTCGGATCTTATTACGGGCAACCACTTCGCAACACCAAAGGTGTGAACATCAATGCCGTCAAGCAATTCTTCTTCAAGATGCAGAAGCTCAAAGAGATTTTCAACCCGGACTATATCGTGATGGCCCGCGATTTATCCCGAGAGCGTACCTTCCGCCGAAAACTGTTTGCCGATTATAAAGCGCAGCGGAAACCCATGGATGATGACGTGCTGCAGCAGATGCGTTACATCCAGCAAATCAGCGCGCTGATCGGATATCCGATCATTTCCAATGAAACGTATGAAGCCGATGATATCATGGGCATGCTTTCCAGGATGGGAAATGATAACGGGATCGACGTGATCCTCGTATCGACTGACCGGGATTTGTATCAGCTCGTGAACGATCACACGGTGATCTACAACTCTCGCAACAGCGATATCATCGACCGCGTTTACATCTATGAGAAATACCAGCTTACTCCGGAGCAATGGATCGAACTGAAGATGCTTCAGGGAGATCGTTCCGATAATATCCCTGGTGTTCCCGGTATCGGCGAAACGACTGCACTACTGCTGATGCAGGAGTACGAATCCATCGATGGAATCTATTCCCATCTCGGATACCTGAAGTCCAAAAAGGTTCGTGACCTACTGCTTGCCGGCAGAGACAGTTTGGAACTCACCAGAGAATTGGTAACCATTATCACCGATTATACCAAGATCAATCTGACTATGGACGATGTCCAAATGAAGCCCGCGTTTGTCAATGACTTGTATGCGATCATCGCCGAACTGGAGATTCCGTCCCTGGTGAACGTGATGAAGTATTGTCTGCTGCTTCCCAAGATGCCTGTTTAATCCATTCAACTCGAATGTTTTAAAATAATACAACCCAGAAAGGAATTACCCGCCATGACCCAAGTAAAGACAATCGTTAGCCCTGTCGAGGAACTCGATGCCAAAATCAACCAGTTCTTGGATGAGAACTCCGACGATCGCCTGATCGGAATCCAAACCCTATTCTATAACCCTGTTCCCTATAACACGATCGGTGTCCTGATCACATACAACAAAGTCAAACCCCGCACTCGTGATAATCACGGAGTAGCAGCGCACCACTTCGATCGGTAATATCCCGACCGTTTAATAAATTTAGAAAGGAGTGTAGATGGCATCATGGCTATTCAAGGTTTCATGGAATCCTCACTGGCTACCTCTGAAATCTTCCAGGGGTTACGTCAGTCATCTGAAAATGATCCTACCAAACAAGCGACAACGCTGATCAAGACAGCGAAGCATTTGACGAACGAAGATATCGAACCTGCATACATTGCCGTTCGACAAATCACCGACTCATTGACTCGTGCTGCGATGAAAGCATTTGACGAGGGTCGTACTGTGTTGGTGTACAACAATGTGCCGGCTCTCAGTCTGTCTCAGTCTCTGCCGTTCATGACGTTCAAGCTGGGCAACGACTACAAGACATATGTCTTCGTAGACAAATACATCACGGTGTCGCGTGATGGTGTTCTTTCGATCCAGGCTCCCATTCTCAGAGACCTACTGACAGGTGCTGTGATTTCGAATGGTTTGAAGCGAAACTACTCGGCGATGGCTAGCAGCCAGTATCTTGCTCGGACTTTGACCGAAATCTACAACAAACTCTTCGTTCGTATCATCAACCGCGAGTACTCCATCGCAGCCCAGAAAGATACCATTGAACCTGTCCAGTATTGGATCAATCGTTTCTTCCTGGAATCCGTGTTCGGTTCTACCGATACGCCCGAGAACATCGATACGCTGTCCAGAAGTACTCTCCGGTTCTCTGACGAGATGGCAGTTTCTGAAATGAAACGGAAGTTCGATGAAGCACATCCGACTCGGCTCAGCGATCTATTAGAACTGCTCAAGACGGCTTCTCCCCGAATGAAGTCTCTCAATCTTGGAGTCTTCCTGTCGGACTGGATCAAGTACTACTATGTCCCGTCCATGATGGCTGCTGATACGATCGAGTATCTGCTCTTTATGATCGTGACGCTGCTAAGTGGTAACAACATCATCAACATCTCGGCGGCCGATATCGTCAAGGAAGCGAAGAACATCAAACAGTTCCGCAGTGAAATGCTGAAGCTCGTTTGATCCAAAAGTAAAAGGAGGAAAATCAAATGGAACCCAAGAACCTGCAAGTCCTCGCGGGACACGTGGAAATCCCCGATGCTCTGGCCCATCGTCTGTCCGATTTGTTGGTCAAGCAGACCATCCGTGAGCGTCTGCTCAGAGAGGTCATGGATGACGTCAACAAATATGAACAGGCCGAAGCTCTGCTGATTCCCATCACCGAAGAGATTGAAGCCATCAAGGTGAAGATCACCCGCGAATGCATTCCCGATGAGTACAATGATCCTCAGTATACGTGGAACTACAACGGCTACGAGGTTGATGGTAACTCCATCGAGATCTATACCAATCATTATTAAAAAGAAGAGGTGGGGAAATTCCCCACCTCTTTCTTCTCGTTCTTTTTAATCAGCAACCGCAGTGGTGGTGTCCACTTCGAGTTCATCCTCAGGAACCCACTCGATCTTGGGATACATCGTAGGCAGCATCAGGACGCCCTTACACTCGGTGCAGATATGTTTGAACAGTACCGCAGCGCCGGGAGCCAACTGCTGGGGCTGAGAGTTAGGATCGAACCTCATATCGCCCTTGCCGCACAGTTCGCAGGTGTACTTGACACCAAACGGATGCATTCTGAATACCTGCTCGTGTTCTTTTGCTTTGTACATGATTTACTCCTCCAGTAATTTGTATTGAGCCGCAAACAGCTCAGGCTTGTTGCCGATACACTCCTTCAGCATGGGAACTGCAACCTCACGCATCTGCGGATGAGCAGCCTTGGGAACACGCATATTGAAGAAGTGGACCCACTCGTTCATATTGCCGGTCATCACGATCTCGGTTTTCGTAGAGTTCGGCAGGACAGAACGGCCCATCTGGGGAACCCAGTCGTTGTTCACCAGCGATTGGTAGCTGTTGGCCGCATTGTACATCGCCTGTGTCCACATCTGAGCCGTCGGAGATAGCTTCTGCACATCGGAATCGATCCAGCCGCCGTTCTTCAATACAGACTTATCCTCATCAGAGAACCAGCAGGGGATCAGGAACTGGCAGCCCTTGTTGCCGTAGTTCACGTAGCGGGTGCTCTCCTGAGCAAAGCTGAATGGTCTATGACGGACCAGCTCGTGAGTTACTCCGCGATCTGTCACGATCCGAACGGACATCCAGTCGTGGATTAGCCGCTGGCCAACGGGAAGACCTTCGACTTCCGTACGGGACAGAAACCGGATCGTTGCGGAGCTGAGTTTAATGGCGTCGGGCTCATAGGGATCGACGCCGTCAGGTACGTACATGAGTTCGGGGTACATATCCAGCAGCCTGATGCAGATCGAGTTTACGCCGCTGTTGGGATTCTCCCGGATGTATTTGCAGGCCCAGAGATAATTGAAGGCGGTTGCAGAACCGCTGACGAGCTTCTTACCGTCATCGCATTCAGACACATGGATGAACCGGATCTTCTCGGCCAGATCAGGGTTGCTCGTATTGACGTGATACACCAGGCGGGCGATATCATCGTAGATCCAACCAGGTACTTCCATCACGAAGATATAGTGCTCGAGTACAGCCCAGTGCTTCCGATTCCGGATGCCCTGGATGAACTTCACACAGGATTCATCCGTGATCTTGTCCTCACTCTTGTAGCAGACGCGGCCGATCTTCTCCAGATACTTCAGCACGCCCAGTTTGTCATAAGGATCGGGCAGCTCATGGAATTGGTAGCTTGCTTCTAAGAATTTCATTTCCTTTCTCCTTTTCGTAATATTTATATTGAATCAAGTAATCGGCATCTGACGGTACCATTCCTCGATATCAATACCAGCGTCTTTCAACTTCTGCGTACACAACCAGACATCATCCGAAGTATCCATCTGATAATGGTCCACAAGTTCTTGGATCGCAGGTTGAAAACGTTCGAAGAATTGACGCAACCGTTTCTCGCCGAAGCCATACTCGCTATGTAGGACCCATAGAACGAGTGCGTCAATCTCCATTGCATTTTTCTTGTCATATTCTGCCAGCTGCTTTTCGATCTCGATATTCATCGCTTTCTTCTCAGCAGCTGTCATCTTTGCGCCATAAACTTTTCCGTTATACTTTAAGACTTGCACATTTACACACCTGCCTCATGAGTCGACTCATGAGTGGTGGTAGTATTGCCGGTAGGTACTTGAGCACGAATGCGGTCCAGCTCCATTACACCCATGAGTGCATAGTTCGCCATGTCCATCAGGGTATCACGGATACCCTCGTCCGTTACGTACTGAGTAGACCCTCTGGAAAGAGTCTTGAACCGGCTGAACTTATCACCCAGCCTGATGCGCAGCATGGCCATTCCCTCTTCCAGAAAACTCCGGTGGAACGAATCGCCGTAATCGTGGTTCTTGGTTGCGTACAGCAGGTTCAGCTCATCGAGAACGCCAGCATGTTGAATCACATTCTGGTCAATGAGCTCCGCGGGGATGGTAGCGTGTTCAATAGTGGTAGCGACTTCAATCGTGCTTTTGATAGGATCCATAATCGAATTCCTCCTTTGAAATTTGATTGCCAGTTGGGATTTTTAGATGACTGGTTAACCGATGGCAGAATATATAAATATTTCCACCGCTTTATAAGTTACACGATCTCCGACCCATTTGTTAAGGGAATACGATATGAAAGGTGGTAAATCATAATGAGTTCGATTCTCCCTTCTGGTGAAGAAATGCAAATGACTCCATCGGAAATTTTGAAATATATGAATCCGGATGGTGTACGCCAATTCATGAGACAGGAACGACTGCATCTGCAGTTGAAACCGAATAAGGATGTTGACTTTATTGATCCCCAGACACAGTGGAAGTTCAGTGGGGAACTACACAACACTGGATTGTACCAGCGTATGGAGGTTCGTACATTTCCGGACAATGGTGCGAATCCTGGGTATGCTGGTGTCAACGTCGATAGCGGATTGTTCGGTATCATGCATAACATCGACAAGTGGTCCGGTGGTATGTCTGATGAAGCCATCAAAGCATCGGTCAACCGAATCATGATTGGCGCCATGGCTACCATTACTGGCAAGAAAGGTGCCGGTTTGGCAGATGACGGAACGATGTCTACTGAGACAGAAAACCGTATGGCTGCCATCATGCTGGATCCGTATGATGGACGTGCAACACTGTACTCCAATGATCGTACAGAGTATGTGAACAACACGACCCGGGCTGCGGACGAGCGGATGCCCGATCGAACAATCGCTCGTATCTGTGACGTCCCTACCCACATGACCCAGTTGATCAATGATCTGGACTTCGTTGCCGATCCGGATTACCGGCATACTGATAACAACTTCACGAACTCCAACCGGTTCATCGTCGACAACTTGGATGATCGCACCTTTGTGTACCCGGAGATTGCTAAGGATAGCAGCGGTGAATACATCGAAAACTATCGTGTTGGTCTGAGTGGCGAAGAGGTATACGGCGAAGCCGATGGAGAAAACCAAATCAACTCTCAGCCTGACCTTGGTGAGAACCCTGACCTTGGCGATTATGGCGATCGTCTGGGAGAAAAGATTAACAGCAACGGTGCCAATCAAAACTTCAGCGGTGTTGTCCATCCCGATAGCTATATGCCTGGTATCTTCCGTTCTTTGGAAGAACTTGAGCGGGTGGATCTGGTAGACCAGCTTCGTACACCGCGTACCCACAGAGAAACGCCTGGTGCGAAGCGGATGAATAACTACTACCTATTCGATGGGCAGTGGTCTCCCAATTGGTTCGATCGCTATCTGTATAACGACTCCTACTTGGCCCAGTCTATGAATCCGAACAACATGGAGATTTGGGCGAAGAACATGGAGCCTGTCCCATACGCAAAACTGAATCAAGCCCAGGATGATCCATACTCTACTGCGAAACTGTACCAGTGGAGATACAACCGTGTCAGTCTGAAATACTACTCCAAGGATATCTCCATTGAGATCATTGAGTCCGGATCTGAATATCAAGTCGGTGACGTATTGCGTTGGACATTCGGTGACGACGTGTTCCTGTTCACTGTTGAAACTGTTGGTGCAAAGGGTCAGATCCAGAGCGGCAGTTACCGGTCTGAACGGGAGCGGATCTTCGAGCAGGATCCTTCTACTCATGGAATTGGTGTTCCGTTCTCCAACATGAGCGGCGTTGGACACGATGCGAAGCTGGCGGTTGTCTCAAAGGTGACGATCGAAACGATTGCTACACAGATTAAAAACAATCTGTATGCATACGTTGATATCACCCCTAGCGTTCGTTCTGATAACACTTCTACTTGGAGTGATGTCCATGCACCCGATTCCCAGGGTGGTGTGATCAACGTCAGAAGCACCGCTGCTGCTCCTGCATATAGTGGTATCAACTCTGGTCGTGGTGGTCCTGCCTCTAATACCAGAGGCGGTGTCAATTTCCACGAGCACGGCGGTAACGCAACTGCTGGTGTTCATGTACATCTGTTCCGTTACGTCATCGATACTCAGAATCCGACGTGGGTTGTGCGAGACGGTATCCAGGTGTTCATGGGCAAGTGGGTTGATCAAGGCCCGATGGGTGTGGAGCGTCCGTGTGACATCAAGGCACTGTTGTTCTCCAACCCAGATACCAACAACTTCAACAACTACTACAAGTTCATGGTAGACTCGTTGTTAGATGACATGGATCGGGATCCTGATGCGGTAGCTACGAACAACGCCAACAGCGTGAGCCAGGCGTATCTGCATTTTGATCAGAAAGATCCGGAGTCTGATCAGAAGTTCTACGACTACCGGTTCGATCCGGATACCTGTAAATACTCCGAGGTGGATATCACCAATCGAGTGTTGTACATCAATTCCGCGACCGGTGTGATGTTCGCGTACAATTCTACGTACAAGAACGATCCGACATTTGGTTACGGGATGCGGGCTCCCGGCTGGCATGCGATTGCCGGCGCAACGGCACGTTAACAAAAGAAAAGATACAGGTGGGAGCGTATTGCTCCCACCTGTATCATGTTACTTGCCGGCCAGATAGATCTGGACCGGACGGAACGTGCGCTTGAAGGGGAAACTGAAGACGTAGTCGGGGGTGTGCATCTCTCCCCATCCGTTGGGGTCAGGGTGGATTTCGGTGACTTCCGCGGTACCATCGACGGTATCGAAGGTGGCGCCGACAGAGAGTTCGGAGGCTGCGATGCAGGCGATGCCGCGCTTTTCGGCCTCCTTTCTCAGGAGGCTGATGATGCTGGGATAGCTGCCCTCGTAATGGTGACCGTCCTCCATGTAGAGTCTCTCCATGTAGTCGTCCATGGGCCGATGGTCATTGAGGTTCCAGCTGTTCAGGCGTTCGCGGATTTCCTGGCTGCTGAGTTCGTCGATTGTCGTTTTCATGAGATCCTTCCTTTCTTGTAATGAGTGATTGGACCAGAGGGGCCATTTACGGCTCCCCTAGTCCAATCATTGTTGATCAACTTCGATGTCGGTGTCGTTGAGATCACGATCACCGTATTCGTATTCGTCGTGGTCCATGTACAGTCCTGCCTTTCTTGTATCACTCAAACCAGCATTCCCTAGCTCTACTGATTCTACATAAAGAATATATCGGCAGGATCCAGAGATATACGATACCTCTAATGTATGATGTCGGGGTTGTGGCGTGACTTACAGATAGCGCATGCGATGGATTCCACACGTTCTTTGATGGCATACGTCTTCCGGTTCTTCCGACGTACATTCAAAACGATGCGGATGCAAAGAATAATCAACAGTAAGTTGATCGGTGTCCAGGGGATCATAATGTTCACTCTCCTCATTTAGTATAGATCTTTACTAAGTCTTCGACTTAAAAAGCTGTCAGAAAACAGTTAATTTTGTTCATTACATTTCGATTGTATATTATCCCTTTATAATAACGAGAATGAGAAATGGAGTTGATAAAGCGTATGGGTGTGAAAAAGGATTACATGAAAGCAGCGGTGGATACCATCATGCAAATGAATCCTGAATATGACCGTGAGAAAGTCCAGAAGATTGTCGCAGGTGTTCTGCGTGACCGTATTAAAGATCCGACCATTACGATGGATAACAACGTAACGGGAGACGGAGCAACGCTTACGTTGACAGAACTGTGTAGCTGGATGGACAAACGAGCCCCGGTGATTTCAGGAAACGCAACCTTCTATATGCAACCTACTGAAATGGAGTCGCCGACTTCTAACATGTTGCGTTCGTTGAAGAAAGGCCGTAAAGCCGTCAAGAAAGAGATGTTCAAATATGACCCGCAGTCTGATGAATATGCTCGGCTTGATCTGGACCAATCGAACAAGAAGGTGATTATGAATGCAGAATATGGTGGATCTGGAGCACCGACCGCTGCATTCTACACCAAGTATTCTCCGGCTGCAACGACTCTGATGGCGCAGTCGATCATCACCACGATGGCAGCATTCTTCGAAAGCTTCGTAGGTGACAACCAGAAGTTCTTCAACATCAATGAATGCTATGACTGGATGAGCGTTGTATGTAACAAGCAAGATCCGATTCCAGACTGGGTACAACGGCATACGCCAGAAGAAGTATCAAGACGGATCAAGCAGCATTTCTACATGGCAGATCCCGCAGACTTCCCGTGGATCGATCGGTATGTCGGTCATTGCACAGATGATCAGTTGGTGTATCTGTATTATGCCAACAACATGCGGGAGTTCATTGGCTCGCATCCGAAGGTGAAGAATCTGCTGGCAGATATTCTCAGCAGTCTGCCGAACTATCAGGCAGCTGTGAAAGAAGTCCCGGCACAGTTCCAGGATCGGTTCCCGATGTCGAACGGAAAGAAAGCCGTCGAGGATTATAACCGGTGGATGTCCAAGGAAATGTTCCTGGATCCGTACAGTATTCCTCCCAGCATTGAAAAGCCGATGGCAAAGCTTCGGGAACTTGTGGGTCAGTTTGTATTCGTGGAGTATATTACACCGGATAGCATCGTCAAGCTCAACAACCACAAACGGAACACTGTATTGTTGGTCGATACCGATTCCAATATTATCAATGCGGATCTGTTCGTGGCATATGTGCTCGATGAAGTATTCCCTGGAGAAAACTTCGGTCGTCCTAAGATGTATAACGAGATGATTCTGGTGAACGTCTTGGCAGCATTGTTGGACGTCTGTGTTGCAAAGATGTTGGACTATTATGGCAGATGCCACAACATGCAGCCGGATGCCCGTGCAGAGTTGACCATGAAGAACGAATTCATGTTCAGACGGTTCTTCATCATGACAGTGAAGAAACGGTATGCGGCATCCATCGTTCTGCGTGAAGGAAACATCATGATCCCGTTCAAACCTGAGATCAAAGGCATGGACTTCATCAAGGCTGGCGTCACAGAAGAAGTCAGTGAGCGGTTCACCAAGATGCTGAAGGAACACATTCTGTTTAGTGACGATCTGGAACTGCACGAGCTCATGGCTGATCTGAAGCAGTTTGAGAAGGAGATCTATCACGATCTGAAACACGGCGGAACGAAATTCCTGAAACCGCAGCTGTATAAAGCAGCAGGTGCATATAAGGATATTACCGATGAGAACGGCAAGGTCATTGGTACCAAAGCATGGTCATTGCCGGTATATCGTGGTGCCGTCGTGTGGAACGCGCTGTATCCTGACAAGAAGATCTATTCATTGGATCGTGTGAAGCTAATCAAGCTGGTAGTCACAGGTCCCCAGGATATCGAGCAGATGTCTAAGAAGTATCCGAATGAGTATGCGTTTGTCATGGAGAAGATCTATCACAACGTCGATCCTGACATCCAGAAGTCTGGGTTGAAGTATATCTGCATCCCGAACAGCGTGAAAGAAGTCCCTGCGTGGATCATCGATCTGATGGATTTCGATACGATCATCTCTGATGTGATCGCATCTTTCCAGTCGGTACTGGATGCACTGAAGATTATGCCGGTCACATTCAAAACTCCCAGTGGCAATGCAACCATCACCTCCGGTTTGATTTCTCTATAAAAAGTGAAATCAAGGTGTACTATTAGGCAATCACAAAACATAATAAACATCAATATTGGAGGTGGTACACATGGCTGAGCAATTTCCTGACAAATTTATCACGATGCGAGATGTCCCTTCCGTGACAGATGGCATTTCAGATGCCGATATTGCTGTCGACTACTCTGAGATTATCACGGACCAAGTCTTCTTGGGGAACATCCCGTACGCATCAATCATCGAAGGTTTGACGGAACAGTTCAATGACTACATCAAGCTGGAAGATGATACAGACTATGTGGATGCGTTCTATACGCAGCTGCATCTGTCCTACAATAGCATCGAGCAGGATGATGAGGAGTTCCATGGAACCGAGTTGCGTGAAGCGTTGGATAAGATTCACCAGTCGTTCATCGACTTCATGGCAACCAAGTTCCAGGAACGTCTTACCATTACGATCCGCGCGTTGGATGCAGAGGAGTACAACCGGGACGACATCGAACGAATCTTCCGACACTTGTATTCCTTCTTCATCCTGGGAGCAAAAGCCAATTTCACCACGGTGATTACGGCCGACACATTACGGTACCTCGGAGAGAAGAACCTGGACGATGATACCTTCTTCAAGAAGGTCAATCATCACATGGGCTACTATACGCCCCTATTCAAAACAATGGGGCCGATGGAGTTCCTGAAGTATGCGAACGCAACAGAGATCATCGCGCTGTACGAAACAGGGCAGATCGGTGGTAACTTCCTGCGGAAGTACAGCCCCAAGTTCTATCAGAACACCGAGTTCTTGGTAGACGTGATCAACCAAATCACCATAGCACAAAATTTCCGCAACGATCTGACAAAGATCGCGGATATATAAGGAGGATTTCCCATGGCAAACAATTACAGCAACCGTACCGCAACCAGCACTCAGATCCGGAACATGTACTGCTCCGGCGTCAGCTATCTGAACATCCGCTTCTTCAATACCAACCTCAGCTTCTCCTTCTCCCGCTTCAAGGGACAAGATGAGACCGGCCGTAACTCCTTCGATCTCGAGCATGCACAAACGACTTCGATCAATTACGAGCAAGCCTATGCGCTGTATCAGGCTTGTCACGATCTGCTGCCCGGTAAGATTAATGAGTGCAACCTGGTACTGGATTGCCCTCAGAATGCCAAGCTGGTGCTGCATCATGAGACCGGCTCTGATGGCAAACCCAAGACCACACTGAGCATCATGAAGAACGGCGATACCATTCCCTTCCACTTCTCCACACAGGAGCAGCAGATCATCGAGAACGGTACCACCACGACCAAGATCATTTACAGCGGCGTCGGCGCTTTGTGTAAGGTGATCGAAGGTTACCTCACGGGTATCAACGCCGATCGGCATCTGGATAAGATGACCGAGGAATATGCTGCTCTCCAGCAGGGTCAGCAAGGTGGTCAGCAGAACCAGTTCCAGGGTCAGAATCGCA